GAGCTCAAAAAGGGTGATTTGGTCGGATATTCAAAGAATTCAGACTACCGAATCAAGCTGCCAAACGGAGATGAGGTTTTTCGTATGAAGCCAAACGACATTTTATATAAGAAAAATGGGTAGGAAGCGGCAGTTCAACACGGCAAACGAGATGCAGGACTTCCTAGAGGCTATGGAGACTGCTATTCGCACTATGGTGCAGGAGATTCAAAAACCTGTCGACCCAGACATCTCTGGCTCCGCACGAAAAGCGGAACTGCAATCAATTAAGCAGACCGCCCAGGATTGTCGGGATATGTTCCGTATGCGTATGGAAGTAGAAAATATGCTCAGCGAAATTAGAGATGGCGGGGATATGGAAGATATAAAAGATTTCTCCGCCGGCTTTGCCGAGCAGTTTAGTAAATAATATGGCTATGAATGGATGAATTCCCACAATCAACCACAGAACAAGATGGGTGTGTGTAGGACAATTCATAGCTGGAAGAACAAGAGGACAAGATAGACAAGATAAAGAGTGCGATTAGTAATTTTTTCATATGCTCAAATGTTAATTTAATGTAAAGCTACAAAAAAAATGTCTGGTTTAATCAGTATTAAAGGATTCGACAGCGAGATTGTAAACATCTGCCCAAACAATACGTCTGGAAAGATTGTGGAGATTGACGGCCTATATATTCAGCTGCCGGCCCAGCCAGACGACAAGGATATACTGTACCACAACCTCCCCAAAGAGAATCAGATGTGGAGCAGAAACGTTGTCCCGGACTCCATTGATAAAACAAAAACTATGGATGCGTGGATGGAGCAGCCAAAAGAGGTTCAGTCCAAATTCCTCCCGTATATTAAAGAAGAGTTCCGAAGGAGAAAAGAGGGGCTGTGGTTCTACAATAACGGTGTTCCAACATACATTACCGGTAACCATTATATGATGCTGCAGTGGAGCAAGATTGATGGCTCTTTTTATGGCAACTATCTAGACTTTCAGCGAAAACTGTTCATACACGCTGAGGCGTGTAAGGTTGACCCGAGATGCGTTGGGCAGTTGTTTGTTAAGTGTCGACGCTCTGGATACACCAATATGGCCTCCTCGATGATTCTAAGCGAGGGTACCGTAGCAAAAGACAAGGTGTTGGGCATTATGTCAAAGACCGGCTCTGACGCTCAAGAGAACGTATTTATGAAGAAGGTTGTGCGTATGTACAAATCATACCCGTTCTTCTTCAAGCCAATTCAAGATGGAACAACAAACCCGCGTATGGAGTTGGCCTTTCGTGAGCCTTCGCAAAGAATTACTAAAAGCAATAAGGCCGCCCAACAGGGAGAGGCGCTGAACTCGGTTATCAACTGGAGGAACACGGTGAACAACGCCTATGACGGAGAGCGTATGTATATGCTGTTTCTTGATGAAGCCGGAAAATGGGAAAAGCCAACGGATATACGAGAGGCGTGGAGAATCAACAGAACCTGCCTTATCGTTGGTAGAAAGGTTGTTGGAACAGCCCTGGTTGGCTCCACCGTTAATCCTATGGATAAGGGCGGTCAGCAGTTTAAGGACTTGTGGCTGGATAGCAATCCATCCGAGAGAAACTCAAACGGAAGGACACGCTCTATGTTATACCGTATGTTTGTTCCAGCATACGAAGCACTTGAGGGATTCTTTGACAAGTACGGGAATCCAATCGTAGACACCCCAGAAGAAGCTGTGCTAAACAATGATGGGGAGTATGTAAACATAGGAGCCAGACAATACCTAGAAAATGAGCGCAACGGACTAAAGAGCGATAAAAACGAACTTAACGAAGTAATTCGTCAGTTTCCGTTTTCTTCAGATGAAGCCTTTAGGGATTCTGTTGAGGGTAGCCTGTTTGACCTAGGAAAAATATACGAGCAGGTCAATTATAACGATATGATGTATCCGTCTCCAGTTGTTCGTGGTAATTTCCACTGGGCCGCCGGAGTAAAGGACACAGAGGTCCTGTGGGAGCCCAACGCCGAAGGAAGGTGGTATTTGTCTTGGATGCAAAGTCAGGACAAGAGAAACAGTAGAGCAAAGGGCCGAAGTGGACATTGGTCCCCTGGTAACTCCGAAATGGGAGTTGGAGGGTGTGACTCATATGACCTTGATTCTACGGTTGATGGGCGAGGCTCGAAGGGAGCCTGTCACTTTTACAACAAGTTCAATATGAACGACGTATCTAATATGTTTGTAGCAGAGTACGCGGAGAGGCCCCCGCTTGCATCTATATTCTATGAAGACGTCCTTATGGCTGCCGTGTTCTTTGGCTATCCAATTCTAATAGAGAACAACAAGTACGGAATAGCGAGGTACTTCGAGCAAAGGGGATATATAGACTATTTGCTAGATAGGCCAAAACACCTTGGTGGCGCCGCATCATCTTCAAAGACAAAGGGTATACCGTCAAACTCTCAAGAGATACTTCAGGCTCACGCCCAGTCAATAGAGGCCTACATACACAAATATGTTGGGGAGCGAGAAGATGGCTCCTATGGAAATATGTATTTAAACAGAACGCTAGAAGATTGGATTTCATTTAAGATTAACAATCGTACCAAATATGACTTGTCAATTTCAAGCGGTCTTGCCCTTCTTGCCGCACAGGTAAAAACAGATAAGCCGAAGTTGTCCAACTTCGAAGGAAAAGAATTTTTTAGACGGCATAAATACTGGACTAGGGATTCTATGTAATTGAACGTATATTTACGTATCTTTGCATTTGAGTTCTTCCGCGAAATGCTTTAGAAACAAAGATATGTCAACAGAAAAAAACATAGGGTCATTCCCAGACCCAACAGCCCCAGCCTTAGTAAAGGCCGGAAGCGATTATGGCAAAAAATACGCCAAGGCTATCCTAGGGCAGTGGGGAGGGGTTGACAACACGCAGGGTCTTTTCCAAAAGCGCCAGCGTGAGTTCGAACGAAACCGTGACTACGCACAAGGAACTCAAGACACCCGAATCTACAAACAGATTCTTAGCAGTCTAGACCCAACAAATAACGATGGAACACTTTTGAACATTGACTGGTCTCCAGTTCCAATCGTCCCTAAGTTCGTTAAGATTGTAGTTAACAAGATTTTGGCCCGAAAGCCATATCCAAATGTTGACGCTATCGACACCATTTCTCGCACAGAAAAAGAAGAGCGCAAGGCTCGAATCAAGGCTGCAATTGAAAATAAGCAATTCCTAAAGGAGATGCGCCAAATGGGCGTTCAGCTTATGGATGACATTGACAGCTTGCCGGACACCACCGATGAAGCGGAAATCTTCTTAGACACAAACATAAAGATAGCAGCAGAGATTGCGGCACAGATTTCAACAAACTTAACCCTAGAGTGGAACTCCTTTAACGACTCTGTTTTCCGCCGTGCGGTTGAGGACCTTGTCGTATGCGGGGTTGCGGCTGTTAAACGGGAAAACGACCCAAATCACGGAATCGTAGAGCGATATGTTGACCCATCTGGCATTGTTCATTCATACTCTGAGGACCCAACTATGCGTGACCTTGTTTACGCTGGTGAAATTCGTCAAATGTCAATCATTGACCTAAAGCGAATTGCAAAAAACCTAACGGAAGAAGAGTGGAAGAAAGTTGCTGTATCAAACCAAAGTAAATTTGGGAATGACTCCAGCAAGCTGAACTCTATGTGGTATGACCCAACTTCTGGGCGAAACTCATACGGGTATGACGACTTCCGAGTAACTGTTCTTGACTTTGAATTCATTGGACTTGACCAACAGATTTACGAAGAGAAGCAGTCTAAGTACGGCAACATAGGCTTTTATTATAAGGGAGAAGAATATAAGATGCCGACCCAGTCGGTATTTGACCGTAACCCATTCTATATGGATATTATGTGCGTGTATGGAGGTATTTATATCCCCGGAGCGGACGCATTGGTTTCGTATTCTAAGAAGAATAATCAACCAAGAAATATCCACGATATATCACGAACAACACTATCATACTCTATCGTCTACACGAATTTCCGACGTATGATGCCTAAATCTATGGTTAGCAGTATCGTTGGATTCGCTGACCAATTACAGATTACGCACCTGAAGATTCAGCAGGCAATTGCTAAAGCAAAGCCTGACGGAATTATGATTGACATTGAGGGTCTTTCTAACGTATCCTTGGGCAACGGTGGGGAGTTGTCTCCACTTGACATTCAAGATATCTACGAGCAGACTGGAGTTATGTATTACCGCTCAAAGAACCCAGAGGGCGGATTTCAAAATCCTCCAATTCGAGAGATAAACAATACCATTCGAAACATCAACGAGCTTGTCACACTTTATAATCATTACTTAGGTATGATTAGAGATGCAACAGGAATCAATGAGGTTATGGATGGCTCAACCCCCAAGGGTGAGGCGCTTGTTGGAGTTCGGGAGCAGGCTTTAGCGGCCGCCAATAACGCCATATACGACATTACGCACTCCTCTATGGTCCTTTATAAAAAGGTTTGTGAGGACATCATTAAATGCGTTCAAATACTGCCCAAAGACTCTGTTCTTTATAAGACCTACACAAAGGCAATAGGCAAGGAGTCTATGAATACGATTAAGGAGTTTGAGAAGCTTCCTATGTACAACTTTGGTGTTGTTGTTCAAACAGAAATGGACGACACCGATAAAATGTATTTAGAGCAAAACATTCAGCAATCTCTAGCCCAAGGCGAGATTGACCTAGAGGATGCAATTGCAATTCGTAAATTGCGAGACATTGACCAGGCTGAAAGGTTGTTGATTGTACGTCGCTCTAGACGAATTAAGCGCCGCCAACAGGAGGCTCAGCAGAACATTCAGAATCAAATTGACGCACAGACCTCCGCTGCTCAAGCGAAGATGCAAGCAGATTCTCAAATCGAACAGGTGAAGGCTCAGTCTAGGCTTCAGGTAGAATCTCAGCTAATGCAGCTGGAGATGCAAAAAATACAACTTGAATACCAGCTAAAGGCGCAACTAGAAAGCATCAAAGGGGAGAACGCTAAGGCTGCAGCTCAGGTTTCTGCAAATATGAAAAAAGAGCTAAATAATATGCAGGAAGACCGAAAGGATGACCGCATTAAAAAGCAGACAGCAGACCAGAGTAAATTGATTTCTCAACGCCAGGGTGTTCGCGGAGAAATTCAAGATGAATCGGAGGACTTAGGCAATTTATTCCGATAATTTTAATAAATTTGCACTATGGCAAACAGCTCCGTAAACCTTGATATCGCCAAGCGAGTAGACATCACCTGTCGAAAGGGAGATACGTTTACCGTTTCCCTAACCTTCACGGAGGCAAATGGGGACGCAATGGATGTTTCATCTCACGCATTCCGTATGGCCGTAAAGGAAACAGATACGTCTGTAGGAGATGTAATCAGCACAGGTGAGTTTGTTTTCGATGTGGACCCTGAAAACGTTTTGACAATTACTTGTCAGTACGACGCTATGGAAACAAAAGATTCTGGCGTTTATGTATACGACTTGCAAAGCAAGTTTGGTAATGTCGTTCGAACCTGGATTTATGGTATTTTTAAAATAAACGAGGACGTAGCGATATGAGCACCATCTCCATAGTTAACGGTGACCAGGTATCACTAGACGTAGTAAATAAAACCGTCGGTGGCCTTTCTGTCGTGTCGCAACCAACTAGCAACGTATCTATTGCTGGAATTATTTCCGGCAAGGGAGACTCTCATTTTGTATATACTCAATCTACTCCTGAATCAGTTTGGGAAGTAACTCACAATCTTGGGAAAAAACCATCGGTAACTGTTGTTGATTCAGCAGATACAGTGGTAATTGGAGAGGTTGAATATTTATCAACAAGCACTGTGCGATTAACTTTTGTCGGAGCCTTTAGTGGCAAGGCATACTTTAACTAACGAGATATGGCTATTAATTATCTATCTTCTATTAACCTTGGAAAACTGGAACTCCAGAATGCCAGGGTACACAACTTGGCAGGCGCTCCATCGTCTCCTGTTGCTGGTCAGATTTACTACAATACGACCGACAACACAATGTACTTCTACAATGGCACCGGATGGGTTGACACCAAGGGTGACATTCAAGAGGTTGTTGCTGGCGCTGGTCTTACTGGCGGAGGTACAGGCGGTTCTGTAACGCTTACCGTTGGCGCAGGAACTGGTATTGTCGTAAACAACGATGACGTTGCTCTTGATACGCTTCATACACGCAACGTAGCGCACGACAGCGTAACCCTTACGGCAGGTGCTGGTTTGAGCGGTGGTGGTGCTATTGACGCATCTCGCACGTTTACTGTAGGCGCTGGTACGGGTATCACGGTAAATGCCGATGATGTACAGTTGAAGAATGCTGACAACCTCACGCAGTATAAACTGTTGATGTGGGGAGCTAACCAGCTAGAGCAACCAAACATCACTCGCACGGTAGACGTTAGCAGCAACGAGACCATCACCTTCGGTGGCGCTGAGGTTGTTATCTCTGGTAACCTTACTGTAAACGGTACTACCACTAGCGTAAACTCTAACGAGGTTAACATCGGTGATTCAATCATCAAGTTGAACTCTGACGAGACTGGAGCAGCTACGCAGGACGCAGGTTTTGAAGTTGAGCGTGGAACGGATACCAATGTATCGTTCATTTGGAATGAAACAAGCGACTACTTCTCTACTGTAGACCAGAAGTTTCACATCGGTACTGTTGATACGATGACCCCCGATGGTACGGACTTCTTCTATATGTATGAGAATGCAGCGGGAGAGACTGGTATCATTAAGAAGGCTAACGTAAATACCGTTGCTGACCTGCTTGGCGCTCCTAAGTGGTTCACGCTTGATTCAACGCAAGATTCTGTCTCTAAGACGGGAAATGCATACACCATCACTCACGACTACAATACGCAGCGTATTATGGTTCAGGTTGTGGATTCTACAACTTTTGAAACGGTATTTGTTGATACTGCTCGCCCAAGCACTTCAACTGTTACCATCACGTTTGCAAATACTGTTAGTGAGGGTGACTACATCGCTATCCTTTCCGCAGCAAAGCTGAATGGTGACTCACTTGTTTATGAAGGACTGAGTCCATCGCCTTGATATCCTTAGTCTGGATAACGCTTGATGGGGCTGACTTAGGTTAAGCCCCATCTTTTTTTTTGTATCTTTGACGAATAGTATAGCGTTATGTCTCAAAAATTTTTAAGTCCAGTTAAACTCTCAGGAATAAGCACTGGCTCTATATTAAAGGTTGATTCTAATGGTGTAATTGTCGCTGCCGTTTCGGGCACTGATTACATAACATCATCCACCGCAAGCCAGTGGACAACCACGGGAAATGACATATACTATAACACCGGTAATGTAGGTATTGGAGAAACCTCCCCCGATGGACTCCTCCATATCAAAGGCTCCTCTCAGGCTACTGAATTCCATATTGAGTCATCTACTGGAACCGCTTCTACCTCTGGCGCTATAAAGATTGCACAGAACAACCGTAGCGCAGAAGACTTTGCTGGTGAGATGGTATTCTACGTTCAGGATAACAACGTAGGCGGTACTTATTGGCGTGAGGCTATGGCTATTATCAATAGTGGCAATATTGCTATTGGTAGCACAGACCCCGGAAACTATAGACTAAAAGTTACAGGTTCTGCAAACATTACAGGAGCCGTTACGCTGTCTAACTATGGCGCTGGTTTTTTAAAGGCTGATGCCAATGGACTTCTTTCTGTTGACACAAGCACATATATAACTGGATATACGGAAACCGATACGCTAGACAGCGTTACTGACCGTGGGGCTACTACAACAAATACAATAACAGTAGGCTCAGTGCTTATTTCCGCAACTGCTCCAATTCTTGATTTTGTTGACACAAATAGTTTTACCGATACAAACGATAGATTTAGAGTAAGGGCTGTTGGTAACGCTGGTCGTATTCAGTGGTACGATAGTTCTGCATCAAGTTTGCTTGACCTAATGCACTTCTCTATGGGTGGCGACGTAGGTATTGGTACTACGAGTCCTGGTGCCCGTCTTGAGGTTAAAGGTGATGGAAGCTCTGTAGATATATTTAGAGTTAGATATAATGATAGCTATTATACAGACTATAGCAGTAATCAATTAAACTTTACAGGCTCCAATCAAGCATATCAAATAAAAAATAATGGCTCTGCGGTAATAACAATAAACGCAAGCAGCAATGTAGGTATTGGTACTACTAGTCCGGGAGCTAAACTTCACGTTGAAGGTAACGCATTTTTCAATCCATACCATCCAGCAGTTATTTCTGGAGGTGGAGCTCCATATTATGGGGCAAACATAACGCTAGCTAGCGATATTGGAGCAACAGCAGGTGCT